GATTCTACAGGAAGCCTTCGAACAGTGCGGGTTAGACTTACGGACGGCTAACGATTGGGTAACCGGCAGGCGTACCTTGGATCTGTTGATGGTTGAGTGGGCGAACCGTGGTGTGAATTTATGGGCGGTTGAAGCTGTGACCGCGACGTTGACGCCTGGATTGGCGTCGTTGACACTAGGTTCCGATACTGTGGATGTCTTGGTTGGGGCGATCCGCACATACGACGGCAACGCCACCATGCAAACGGACATCGTTATCACTCGATGCGGGTGGTCTGATTACCTGTCTATACCGAACAAGCTGTACACCGGGGAGCCTGTACAGTTTTTCGTGCAACGTGGCGCTACCGCTCCGACCGTTTATTTCTGGCCTGTTCCGGATAGCGCGACAACGTACAAGTTCCACTACTACCGACTGCGGCGGGTACAGGATTCCGGCTCCAATCCCACGAACACGATGGACGTACCGTACCGGTTCCTGTCTGCTTTAACCAGCGGACTAGCTGAGAAAATAGCAATCAAGAAAGCGCCGGACAGGTTTCCTCTTTTAGAAATTCAGGCCATGAAGAGATGGAATGAGGCGCAGACTGAAGACAGGGAGCGTGCCGACCTTCGAATCGTTCCAGACCTAAGCGGGTACCGGATATGAGCCGCTACGCCGAGGGAAAGGATGCGCTCGCGGTATGCGATGAGTGCAATTTCCAACTCAAATACCTGGACCTCAAATGGGAAATCGTCAACAGGCGCAGGACCGGACGCCGCGTATGTCCCGCGTGCTGGGACAAAGATCAGCCTCAGTTGTGGATTGGGGAATTGGACAAGTCCGATCCACAGGCGCTCAAAGATCCTCGTCCAGACACACTGGATAAGGCGTTTTCAAGGGGATGGATTGGATGGAACCCTGTAGTTGCTATGGCCTGTCAGGTTGCGTTCACTCCCCCTAAAGTCACAACAACATAAGGAGAAAACATGAAAGGTAAAACCACGAACACGCAGCGCCCGAACGCTGTGTCTAAAAACGCCCCAGTCCCGAAAGCCAAGGGCGGCGGCAAGATGAAGAAGGGCTGTTAACTAAGGCGAGCGGACGTGACCTACGCGACACTGACATCTCTGCTGCAAGACGAATTGGAGAATCACGAATCGACATTCGTTTCGAACATCCCCAATATAGTTGAGATAGCGGAATCGAAAATATACGGGCGCGTCCGCACGCCGGATCAACGGGATTCATCTACGAGTTCATTTGGTATTGGCGTCAATTCGATATTGATTGCCGCGAATGGAATCGAACCGATTTCATTCACGCACAGCAACGGAATCCCGCTCGACCTGAAGGACGAATCCCTCATTCGTGTCATGTGGGGAGCTACACAGGGAACGCCGGTACATTATGCGATCCAATCCGCAACGGCGGCAACGACAACTATTCTGGTAGGCCCTACTCCATCGAGCGTTCAAACATGGGTCTTCCGGTATTTCAAGTCGCCCGTCAGCATTGTCAGCGCTTCCACCACATGGCTGAGCGTTTCATTCCCTGATGTTCTTTTGAACGGCTGCCTGATTCAAGCGTCGATATACAACAAGAGTGAAGATATCGATTTCAAGCGAATCAAAGCCGAATACGAAGAGGGCATCGCCGCACTCATCAGAAGCGCGGAAGGGTTGATGACGGTCGAAGAGGCACGTACTGGAGCTATTTCCGATTAAGGAGCAACCATGGCTTTCACTGGATCGTATCTGACTAACACGTACATCGAAAAGCTTCACTACAAACAGATCGACATTTCAACCGATACGTTTCGCGTGGCGCTGTACACCAACGCCGCAACACTAGACATCACCACAACGGCGTACACAACTACCGGCGAGGTTGCCACTGGCGGGGGCTATACGGCTGGCGGAACCACCGTAACGCTCACGTATTCCGTTGTTCTTACAAACCGTGGATATATTCCGATCATCGACATCAGCGATGCCACGTGGGCCGCGTCCACCATCACCGCTAGGGGCGCAATGCTATACGATGACACGGCTGCCGGAAATCCGGCCATGCTGATTATCGACTTTGGAAGCGACAAGTCAACGTCTGGAACTTCTTTCACTGTACAGTTTCCATCGGTTGCCAATGGTAACGGCCCGATAACGTTCTTCGGTACCATCAACACATAGGACGCCAATCCCATGCCTACCTCATACACAAACAACAACGGGCTGGCCAAACCGGCTACCGGTGAACTGAACAACACATGGGGCGGTACCGTCAACACCAGTATTACTGACCTGATCGATGAAGCCTTGGACGGGGTGATAAGCGTATCGCTTGCCGGTTCCTCCTCTTCTCTACCAGTGACGGACGGCGCTTCCAGTAACGGCAGGAACAGGATTATCGTTTTCACCGGATCTCCCGGTGCAACGCACACAGTCACACTGACCCCAAACGATGCGGAAAAGTGGTTCCTCGTAAAGAACAGCGTATCGGGCGGCTTCGGCGTTGTCTTCGCCCAGGGAGGCGGCAGCGGGTCTACCGTGACGATAGCCAACGGCGCATGGAATATACTGTACTGCGACGGAACCGGGACAAACGCCAGTGTCGTTCGCATTGACGATCTTCAACTGTCAACGGTTTTACTAAGCGACGGAACCGCTGGCACACCGGCTGTTCGCTTCACCTCAGACACAGACACCGGGCTATTCAGAATCGGATCGAATGCGATAGGCGTTTCCGCTGGCGGAACTCAGGTAGCCGAGGTTAACTCGACGTATGCCTTTAGCGGATCTTTGCCGCTTCGCTCCGTCGTTTCTGGTATCGACGCGCGGCTATCTCCCGGAACCGGATCGAACGCCGCTGTTGGTACGTTTTCCAACCATGCGTTATTGTTCTACACGAATTCCAGTGAAAAGGCCCGGCTCACAGCCGGAGGGTATTTAGGCATAGGAACATCCACGGTTTCTTTCGGCGGCATGGATGTCGTTGCGTCGAACGGCTTCGCTAATTCTGGAGCGAACGTTGCTGGGTGCGCATCGTTCGCTTCGGCTGGGAACAACAACGCCATCCGGCTAGCCACTGGAACATCGGCCAACCCGTCTGGGTGGACACGCGCAATCAACTGGGGGTCGCAGGCTTACGACTTTTCCATCACGGCATTCAAGGACGATGGAACCGATGTCGATACGCACTTGCACATCACTGAAAACGGAAGGGTTGTTGTCGGCCCTAACGTCAACACTGCGACGATCCCGGCATCCGCCGCTCTGTATGTCGAATCGTCTACCGGCGCATTCATTCCGCCCAGATTAACCACGGCGCAAAGAAACCTTCTGACTCCGTTTTCTGGAATGATTATCTTCAACGCCGACTTCGGAAAGATTGAGTGCTACGACGGAACAAGTTGGCGGTTCATAGCTTTCGAATAACGATATGCCTGTCACATTCAAAACGTTCGTTCAGAAATACGATGTAGCCCCATCACTGTCCGGACTGCAAAACGTGATTGTCAGAGTACACTGGCGGCGCACGGCCACGGATGGAGCGTTTTCAGTGGAAGAGTACGGGACGCTTCCGCTACCGCCGCCGAATCCTCAGACGTTCATTCCCATCGCCAGTGTCAGTAAGGAGCAGATGGCGACTTGGTATTCCTCTCTGACGCCGGCCGATCTGATCGCCACGGCGAACGCCAGAATGTCGGCCAAGATAGCGGACCTAGCGTCTCCGGCGATTGTACCCGCTCGACCATCGTGGAATCCAAACGAAGAGGTTATTTCCTCGTAGCCAGTAACCGTCCATGCCTATCGTAAAGATCAATCTGAGGCCGGGAATCATCAAGGACGCCACGCAGTACAGCGTGGAAGGCGGATGGTACGACAGTGAAAAAATCCGGTTTAGGTTAGGCTTTCCGGAATCGATAGGCGGGTGGGTTAAGTATTCGCAGAACCAGTTTCTAGGCACCGCACGCGCCGTGCATCAATGGACTGCGTTGGATGGAACGAACTACACCGCGATAGGAACACACCTCAAGCTCTACGTGGAAACTGGCGGAACCTACTACGACATCACGCCTATCCGTAGAACCGTAACGCTTGGGTCGAATCCATTGCAAACACAAAGCACAAGCAACGGAAAGCTCACCGTCACAGACACATCGCATGGAACTATCGCGAACGACTTCGTGACATTTTCCGGTGCGACGGCGTTCGACAACTACACCACGACGATGCTTAACGCCGAGCATCAAATAGTGGAACTTGTACGTTGTCGCGCTATCCGGAACAGGCCAGAAATAAACGGTCGGAGCGGTAGCGCCACGTTGCACGAAAAAC